TCCTTCCTGCCTGAATTTCGCCCATACAGATAAACGCCAAATATGGCTGTTAAAGCACCCATGACCGCCACGATATAGCTTTTAAACTTCAACCAGATTGCCATTGCCCCGACCTCATTTGTTCGGCCATCTCAGCCGCACGACTGGGCGTTTGCTTTGCCCACAGTGATTTCATCATATTGTCAGCTGCCTCGTCATAAGCACCAACTTCAACCAAGCTCAGTGTTTTCTTGAACTTTTGCACCCCGCTAATGCCCATTTGGAATGCCATGTTTACTAGAACAGTCTGCCTTTGTACACACAAACGATCAAAAAACGGTATGTTTCTGTGCAGTGCCGCCAACACAATCGACACATCGTTCTGCAATAAGTACTCGGCTTCCGCTTCGCTGATGCCACCGTGCTTGGCTTTGTCGATCAATCGCCCATAGCCAATGGTAAGAAAACCCAGCGAATCCTTGTAGGCGTGTAGCACCAAACCTTCGTGGCGTTTAATCTGCTCAATTCCCTTGGTCATCAAGTCGTGATTGTTTGATAACTCTGGCGACTGGGCTGGCGAGGACGCAGAGGATTCCGATAACTTTGAAAAGTCCGTCTGGGACTGTGGACGTGACTTCTGTCGGGAGAATAGAGACAACAGTTGCGACAGCATGAGGGAACGCCTCCAGAAATGTTAATAAAGCACCGCCAGCAATTGAAAGCCTTACCGACCACCACTTGGACCAGTTGCGTGAATCGCTGACCAGCTTCATACTGGCTGACCTCGAAAGTAAGCAACACCATCTAGGACCGCACAAAACTCGGGCTGGATTAGTCGGCCATCTTTAATTGTCAGCACAGCAAAGCCAGAGCAGTGGTTTTTGGGGTTGTCCTCCCCGTAGCTCATATGATCACCATCAGTTTCTGACAATGTGCCAGTATCCACACCCCACCTGCTGCCACTGTAATCACTGACAATCGTGGCTTGTAGCCTGTGCAAGTGGCCAGTCACAATCGACACACCCGACTTCAGCGCATTATTGTAGGTTGCGTGCAGGCCGTTATGATACCGATGCTTAATCATCAAGTTCTTGTTGATCATCAGCGACATACAAAACAACCAACGCGGGAAATGTTCCTTAAGTGAAAAGCCTGGCACACCTTGAAACTCTGGGGCTTGATTGGCCAACTTGGCTTCAAACCTTGCGTCGTGGTTGCCCATTGTAAAAATACATTTAGCGTTGCCAGCAACCTTCTCAATCTCACCAAGCCTGTCAGCTACCGTATCCAGCTCTTCTTTAACAGTTGGCAGCTTGTGTGTGTCGTACCCTGCCTTAGCAAAACGACTGATGGACGCACCATCCACAGCGTCCCCGTTCATCACTACTAGGTCAGGTTTGTGTTTTTTGATTAACTTGACGAATGCCTTGTGCGCTATGCTAATCTGGTCTGGCCAATAGTGAGCGTCGCTGCCTACAAAGATAACCGCATTGTCTAGATCAACATCCATGCGACTCATGTGGTCACGGACATAGTACTCAGGTATGCGTGCCGTTTCAGACACCAATCGTATTTTGTATTTGCTTTCAATCTTTCTGCGCCTACCGTGGACATTGCGCACATCCAACCCAATTCGTGCAGATACTTTTGTCGCTGACTTTAATTCGTACCATAGACGAATAAAATCCTCGTCAGTAACTTTACGATTGTGCGGTACATGTGCCATTGTGCTACCCTTTAATATCACCCAACACGGTGATCTTGGTAATCATGCCATTGGGAATGGCGATGATATTGGCGCAGTCTTGAGGAAACCACGTTTGCGCTAAAAGAATACCTTTCTTTTGTTTCTCAATTAAGAAACCAACAGAGAACACTGAATCAAAATCTACTTGCGGACTTTCGCCAAACTGCCACCCAGATGGTGCATGGCAAGCGTCGATCCACTCCACCAGCACCAGCTTGGGTGATTTCATTTTGTCCAGCGCTCCCAAACAACTGTTGTGGCCACACCGACGGCAGCAATAAATGCTGCGACCTTTATAATCTTTCCACTAAACCGAGCCAGCCAATCGAGTGCGATAAACGCACCCTTTGCATTTTGAAATGCCGTAACAACCTCTTCGGTTTGATTGTCAATTTTATCGACCTTGCTTTCGACGGCAACAAGGCGGTCATATATATCTTTGTGGCTGACTTCTTCCATAATTACCTCGTCGGGGTGTAATCAATTCCAGAGTTCCCTGCTAGTGTAACAACCGCAGTCCCACTGGTAAACCCTCCGATCTTAACACCTGCTCGATACCAGGCTATTTCACCCTGACTGCCAGTCATCTCAATGGGTGCTGTGAACGCATCGACATCTCGCCAAGTGCTGTTGTCGTAGGATCGCTGGACCGTGACGGTGGCCGCAAACGTGCCAGCAATGGAAAGGTCAAACAAGCCAGTCAACCGAATCGAATCGGTAAACTGGTCGGCAGCCGTAATGCTGCTGGTTACTACTCTGCTCATGTCAGTCACTCCAAAATAATTAAATCACCGTTTTCCTGAAGCAGATTAAACCCGTCCTCTGTCTCCAAGTTGTCAAATGTGTCGTCCGCATCAAATGTTTTTGTAAACACTTGCTTTAAGACGGGTTGAAATACTTTCTCGAAAATCATACCAACCCCTCAGCAAGATACAGCCCAGCACCCGCAACACCGCCTAAGCCTGTTGCTACTGCGTCCCAAATGTCGGGTGTGCCAAAGCCCATCGAGTCATACGCTTCTTTTAGTAAGCCAGCCGCAACAGCAACCACCAGCCCTGCTATCCAGCCACCAAATAGCGAGACTGACAACATAATCGCCAGCCCCGCCCAGAAGTGAGCGACCTTATCAGGCTGGATCATTTTGCATCGCTTGGTATTCAGCCAAGACTTCTGGGGTGTGCGTCGCTTCGCAAATGGCTTGTACTCGTGCATCTTCTGCGCTGTAGTCATCGCCTGGGGCAACAACATGGCGGTGGAATGTGCCTGATATTTGCTTGCCATCTTCCATAATGGCTGTCTTGGTGCGTACTTGTACGCTACCGTTCTCAAGCACTTCGATGCGGTCAACTACTACTAGTTTTTCTAACATATTGTTTCCTTGTTTCCAGAGTAGCTATCCCGCTACACATTAAATGCTGGTGAGCCGCACCAGTACGGTTATTTTGCTTCAAGTGCCGCGACTTTGGCAGACAGCTCTTGCACCGCTTTAATTAACGGTGCAATCAATTCTTCATATCGCAGCATTTCTTTTGATTCTTGGTCTTCAATATTTTCTTTTACAAAACCAGCAAAATCAATATCACCACACGCTTGTTTTACTTCAGGAGCAAGCAATCCAAAATGAGTTCTCTTTCCAGGTGTGAACTCATAAATATTTTTGTACTGTGCCGGTTCTTTTTCATACTCATTGCCATCTGCATCGATGTCAATGATCGCATCACTAATCTTTTCTTGCCCAATAACTTTTGCACCGCCAGATTTTAGTTTATAAGATACTGGACGTAATCTATTTATAAAATCAAGACCAAAAGAAAGATTTTCAATGTCTGTTTTAAATCTTGGATCAGAAACTACAGTAACAGGATTTACTGTGTAAATATCTTTCCATGCAAGTAATGCGTCCCCAAGGTCTATGGTGTTGTTGACTTGCGGAATAATATCTAAACCTCCAGGTCTACACTCTACAACATTGCCTCCAAAGCTAAGCGCAACTGTATCCGTTGCAGACAAAAACATTTGTGCAGAAGCGCCGCCATTTGCTTGAATGGTATTGCTTCCGTTGTAACCAAAAGAAACAACTCTGCCTGTTGAACTGGTGACTATATTTCCATCAGTTCCAAAAAAAGTTTCAGAGCCAGCAGCGGCCCATCTAACTTTTGTGTCCCCGTTTACTGTCAGATCAAGCGTCTTACTGTTTGCTTGCAAAGGATCAGCAACAAAACCAACAAACGATGCATTTCCAAATGAAAACTCAACTAGCTCAAAATTGTTTGGCTTACTAATAACCAATCGTTTTGGCAAATGTTTATTCATGAAAAAATATGTTGCATCTTCTGCCATTGATTGAGCATAGCCAAACAATGAAATGTAAGATGCAATTGCGTTAGTTGCTGCCACAACACCTCGTGTGCAAGCCTCAGAGTAACCACCAATAATGTTTATAAGTGATGGATTTGTATCCCCATAATAAAACGCAACTGGTGTTGCGTATGGAGATGTTCCGCTATTTATAAGTTCCCAATTACAAGAAACAAAATCAATTCCTGTTCCTTTTAATAAATTTATACCAGTATTACCACGCAAAAATGTACATTTAAAAAATGTAGATCGTGTTGTTCGATTATTGGCGGCAGTTACATCACCAACCATCAAAACGTGTTCATCGTTTAAGTTGGATGTCAAGTTTGAAATTGAATGATAGAAACATCCGCTGTCAGAGCCAGCAACAGTCGGCCCAGGCTGAAACATCATCCCACGGGCGCAGTTTTCAATACGAACATTCTGAACAGTCATAAACGACTGGTCAACTAATTCGGTTGTTTGCGTTACGCTTTCAGGAATACAACCCAATCCGATGTTTTGTGTTTTTGGGCCGCCATCAATCAATAAATTTTGAATGGTTGTGCATCTGCGTGAATTACGCACAACAATCATGTTTGTGCTGTTTGCTTTAAGAATTGAATCAATGCCATCACCAAACAGCATAATTCCTTTGTCGGTGTCAAAAACTTCATTGGTATCAGGAATTAAAAGTCCGTTTAATGAAGTGTCTGAAGAAGCCACACCTGTCAGCAAATAAGTGCCAGCAGGGAAATACACAGCCCCACCGCCAGCAGCAACAGCAGCATCAATTGCCGCTTGACACGCTGGTTGATCGTTTTCCACACCGTTCCCAATCGCACCAAAATCAAGTACGTTGAAAACCGCCCCTTGGATCATTGAGTAAGTTGCTTTTGTAAGAGACATAATTTTGCCTTAAACAGAATACGTTGTAGTAAACACGCGGCTATTTCCTGACGCAACAAATCCCGTTACGAGAAACATATTTGCACCGCTTACCACAACAGCGCCTGTGGTATTAAAAAGTGTGTTATCTGTATATGTACCTGGATAATTTAGTGCCGATGTAAACGGCAAACTAAAATCAGAACCAGCCCCGCCATTGCCTTGAATAGTTGCGCCGCCTGTACAAGTTAGTAAGATTTGCACCGTAACGTTACGACCAATTTTTGTGTATGTTCCAGTACTTGTAATTGCTCCACCATTTAAAGTTTCAATAAATCCACTTCTTACTGCAGTAAACGTACCTTCCTCATAGTCATCGAGCAACTCGCTGGTCATGCCAGGAGCAGATGGGTCAGCAGAAAAGTCGATGCCTTTGCCTGCTGGGAAAGCCAGATTGCCAGAAGAGTTAAATCTAGCAACCTCAGCATTGCTTAAGCCAAAAATTATTCCTGCTCCTGCATTTACTCTGTTAAAAATAAAAACCGTACCGTCTGCACCTTGTACCAAATCAAAACTTTCTGTACCAAGTGTGTTTGCATTTGCTGCAATACGCAGTGCAGCAAAAGTACCAAATTCGCTGCGCACAGAAATTGAGGCAGTAGCACCGCCATCATTTTTAAGCGTTGTGCCGTCAAAAGTTAACGCACTACCAGTAGTTAAAGCACTTGTGCTTGTGGCGTAAACAACCCCGCCAGAAGTAAATTCTGTTAAGCCCGTACCGCCTTTAGTGGTTGTAATAGTACTAAGCCCAGGAGTTAAATCAGCAACAGAAACTTTTTTTGTATCGCCAGATTGTACAATCGGCAATACTTCAGTACCCGCAAGCGGTAAAGTTGAAGCAGGTAGCGCAGAAATTTTGGCATCAGCCATTTAAATACTCCTAAAAGTTTTATACTTAGCTTTTGCAGCGATAGGTAACATCCCATTGGATTACATCATTAACCGCAAATGTAATAGGCACACCTTGTTGGGCTTGTTGAGTCAAATTGTTAAAAGTAATCTCAACGTAATTTTGGCCGGTGTCAGTTAAAGTTACGCCGGTGTAATAAACAGTTCCAGCATCTAAAATTCTTGCAACGCCCATGCGTGTGCCACCAACGTTAGGAAAAGGCAAGCCAAATTGATAAGCACCAGTTCCAAATGTTGTGGTTGAACCTATGACAAGTTGACCAAACGCATGAATGTCTTTGCCGTTTCTATCATATAAACCGCTGATAGCACCGTTACCCAAAACTGGTTGCGTACCAGATGATGTCCATGTAGGCGTATAGGGTACATTAGTTTGGTCAAGAGTTGCGCTTGCAATATTTCCACTATTTGTAACAACAGCGCCACTAGCAAAAGTATTGTTCATAACTGTTGGATTACTAGCACCACTAGGTATATCCACATTTCCCGCAACAATGTTTCCAACAAACAGGTTATCAATCCCATTTATGTTAATTGTTCCAACTACACCGTTTGAGATTCTGCAACCAACAACAGAGGCTTTGCTAGTCGTTGAGTCATATCGTAAAAAATTAGTTACGCATGATGAAACTAAAGTCGTTTGCATATAAGCAAAATCAATTAATACATTTCCACTTTGAACACCAGTAACAATTCTTCCCATTGGGCCTGTGTCATTAACTGCTGTGTGGTCTATGGCAGCTTGGGTGGAAGGCAACGGCTCTAAAAGTCCACTAATTATTGAAAATCCTGCCCCTGAGTCACTATCAAACCTAACACAAGCAGAACCAATGTTGTAAATTCTAGGATTAAAAAGTTTGCTTCCAAAACCGCCACCAGTTCCAACAAAAATACCGACTTGTGAAGGACCTGTGTAAATTGCCCCCTGTCCATTGATACAACAATTTTCCCAAATAACTTCGCCAGCATTAAACGCTATCGTTGTGCCACTAAAGTCTTTTAACAAAACAGCCGCCAAATTACCCGCTTGCACAATGCGATAACCATTTCCTGAAATAGTTAATGTGCTGGTGATTCTGTACGTTCCTTGCGTAATGTGTATCTCTTTAGTTCCGCTATTCAACGCCGCCTGTATCGCCGCCGTATCATCCGTTACCCCATCGCCAACAGCACCAAAGTCTTTGACAGAGACAGTCTCACGCAGTTTGGTTTGGACGTTGGTTTGTACGCCGCCAGCAGGTAAGTACCTGATATTGGCAGCATCGCCATCAACCAGCGTAAACACCTCGCTGTACCTTGCAAGCACCTGACTAGCCACTGCTGGGGGCGCACTGGTAAACGTTAGCGTAGTGGCCGCAAGAATGTAGTCCACATTGGGTACTTGTGTCACACCGTTGATCGACACATCAATGTTAAACACCGTGCCTGGGTTACGGGTCAGGGTAAAGTCTGTCGTAACGCCGTTACCCGTAAACACATCCGCATAACTGTTTTGCTGGCCAGTGATTGTAATCACATCGGCAGGGTCAAAGTTAACAATAGCCGATGCGTTGCTGTTCCATGCCAGTAACTTGTTGCCAACCGGAATCGGCAGCTCAGTGTCAGTCGTAGGCAAAGACGCAAGAGGAACCTTTAGCGCACGGTCAGACTCTAGCTTGTTCTGCTGCACTAGCATTGTGAGCTTATCTAGCGCCCTCTCATGCGATTCCGCAGGGAATGGGTCATTGGCTAGGTAATCGGTCTCTTGCGTCGCAGGGACGTTTCTGACAATAATGAGCTGTGTTCCAGTGGGTGGAGCCACAAGCATTGTGATCGAGCCGCCTGCTTCGTTGCCAGCACCAGTCACCGTGTAATTCGTGGTCAGCGTCTGGACGGTCTCTGTCCCGTTTGCGGCCACAAGGATAACCTGCAAGTGCGAATCTTGCAGGAAATAGTAATTCACCGGAAACAGAACAGTTGTCCCGTTGCCAGAATATAAAACCTGATTAATGGAGCTGGATACTGTCATCGGATTATCTCACTGGGTTTAAACAAGAATTGCTGATTGTTCTGGCGTTCAACCTTGCGCTCCATCCTGCGCAGATAACCTGGATTCAACGATTCTTGAATGTTAAACAATATGGCGTAATCAAGCAATGGACGCAGCCAAAATAAGTTGTTAAATGGCGTATTATCGAGCAATGCCTTAAACGAAACAGCCGCCAAATCGTCACCATTTCGTGCGCGTGTATACAGTTCTGCAATCGTATCTGCCGCACCAGCCACTGGACCAGCGACAGACGACACCAACGATTTGCCAAACCGAGAGTATTCGCCAAACAAAAAGTCACCATACAGACCAAGTCCACCGCCCTGAGCCAGTGCCGCAATAATGGTCTGTGGATTTAATGGGTCTCGTGGCTCTCTGCCCTTGATCAATTCCTTGATCGACATTGCACCGTAGCCAAGCAAACCATACAAACCAATCATATTGGCCAGCCCAAGCATATCGCCCTTGCCCTTGCGCAGGTATTCGCCAACCGTGTCATAGCCACGGCCATAAACCTCTCGGCCTAGCACCGTCTGGGTAATGGCCACAGAGAACGACTTAAACTGGCCAATGTATCGTAGGATTTCGCCAGGCACTGTGCCAGGCTTTGTGCCACGCAACATGAACGCACGGTTGCGAGCATTAGGCTCAAGCACCGCATGGTGCGCCCGATCAATAAACATTACCCGCATGGTTTGCGACAAGTCATCAATCAGGTTTTGCACTGACGCAGGGCTGACGGCTCTGCCAACACTGCGAATGTACGACTCAAGTGCCTCTTGTGGCAGGGTATTAAGTGAGTCTGGGGTCATGTACATCTTGCCATCAGTAGAGCGCATTTGACCCATACGCATCAAATCCCACTTGCCTGAGTCGATGTTGTACAAAGTTAACAGTCTGCGCAACTCAGGGTTAATACCATCAAACCCCTTGCTGGCTTGCATGGCCATGTAATGCGAGTGAGACAACGCAGCGCCATC